TATTTAATCTGATAACCCGGAATTGAAAATTTAATATTGACAGACAAAGGGGCGGAATCTATTATAGCCGCCACCTACGGGGATATAGCTCAGTTGGGAGAGCGCTTGAATGGCATTCAAGAGGTCGTCGGTTCGATCCCGATTATCTCCACCAAATTTTATAGCTTTATCAATTGGTTAGTTATTGATAAGGTTTTTTCCTCTTTGTGTTTGTGCCAATTTTGTGGCAAAAAGTTGAACATTGTTGGCGTGGTTTTGTAAATGCTCAACAGATAAATGCGCATATTTTCTCACGGTGTCTGATTTACTCCACCCGCCCAACTCTTGCAGCACATATAACGGCGTTCCCGACATAATGTGTCTTGTCGCCCAAGTATGGCGCAAGTCGTGAAAACGGAAGTCTTTGATTCCAGCTCGTTGTAATGCCGCACGGAACGCTTTAGTGTTTGCAATGCGAACCGGCTTGCCTTTATATGTGAACACGTTTTCTTTGTGCTTGCCAAATTGTGATACAATCACTTCAATAGCTTTGTCGTTTAACGGTACGCCAATGCTATTACCTGTTTTTGATTGTTCCGAATTTATCCAAGCCTGTCTTTTGGATAAGTCAATTTGCGACCATTTTAGCTGGGTGATGTTCGACATTCTTAACCCAGTCAAAATAGCAAATTGAACAATTGGCTTTAAGTGCTCCGGCAATTCTTCTATGAGCCTTATTTCTTCGTGTTGGGTCAACCATCGTACACGTCGTTTGGGTTCAGGTAAGAATTTTATTGCTGGGCATTTATCCAACCAATCCCACTCAACTACCGCTCTTAATATCACTCTTATCTGCTGCAAAACGACATTAATTGTTCTTGCCTTAACGCCTTCCTTCGCTTTTTCATATTGGATGAATTTTATTAAAGTGCGGTCAATTTCGTTGAGTTTTTTATCACCAAGATATTTATCAAGCCATACTAACCCGTAAAGCATGTTTCTATCTTGTTTGCGCTTTGGCTTTTCATCAAGCCATTGTACTACGGCTTCCTGCCAGGAATAATTTGGGCGCTCACCAAGTTTAAATACTCGCCAGCATTCGTTATATTCCTTTGAGGCTAATTGCTGCGCTTGATTTTTGTCTGAAGTCCTAGCGCTTCGGCGTACGCGCTCACCATTTGGCGACGTGAACGAGTAATGCCAGATTTCCCCTCTTTTCTTGAGGGAGATGATTTGACGTGACATATATTCTCCTTATGCCCCGCCTCTTGCTCGGGGTGATCTTTATCCTTTTTCAGGAATTTTTCAATCTCTTCAACATCAAATTTCCATTTTCTGCCGATCTTGTAAGCGGGTATTTCTTCTTTGTTTGCCATCTCCCGTAGTGTGACGGGGTGCATATCAAGGATTCTTGCCGCTTTATCTGTGCCTATTAATTCCATGCTTTCTCCAAAAATAAAGCCCATTTCTGGGCTTATTATCTAATCAATATCACGATTTAATATTTCGCTTATCTTGTCACCTGATTTCTGCTGAATGAAATTATTTATCACTTTATACAATAGCCATTTGTATTTAAGAGGGATGTTTACACTCGGACCATTTTTAATTGATATTTCCATTTCGTAGAAATATTGGAACCCACGAATTGTTAATTCTTTTGATTTATGCTGAAGGTAATAACCATCAAAATCCCATTCTTCACTATACTTAGAAAGGCTAGCGCATAGCTCAAGATATACACCATTAAGTGGATAGATAAAAGAACATAACCAAGATATAAAATATTTTAACATTTGAATTTCTCCTGTTTTGATAAAAATAAAAAACCGCACCAAAGTGCGGTATTAATCAATCCTCTGGCGGTGGTGGAAGTGGTTGCCAATGTGTGACAGAATCCGGAAAGAATCCGATGTTTGCTGAGTAAAATCTTTCTCCTGTGCGACCTTCACTGATGACTTTCCCTGTCAAAATACCATTGCTAAAAGACGGGACGTAAAACAAAATATCTACACCGAAAGGCGGCATTTTGTCACTACACTTAATCCATTCGCTCATTTGTCATCTCCAATTAATCAACTAACACCCTTAACAAACAACATCCAATATTTTTTCGCTGCATCTATAGCCGAGTGTGCCGATACGCAAAAACCATTATTCATACGAGCATAAAAGTATGTAGTAAATACATCTTTAAAAAGCATGTAAGGGATACTGATGTTAATTTCGTTCATAATTGACCTAAAAAAAGACCGCACTTTCGCGGTCTGTTGTTACTCTTGATACGGTTTACCAGTTAACATCTCTATGACTTGGATTACGTCGTTTTTTGATTTGTAATATCTGCCATGCTCTAGTGCCGAGTCGTAATGTTCTTTCTCTCTTACGCTTTTTACTAGCAGCTTTTGGTTTAGATCCGACCCCAAATAGTACAAATGTTCCGCATCATCCGGTATCTCGTAGATTGGCTTAGGCAATTCACGTAAAGGCTCCTTAGTTTTCTTCGGTTCTCGCAACATGCCGACAATGTCTAAATCTCTACGACTACCGTCAAAATTACCTTTATAATCCCATGATGCGGCAATCTCTAAGTCTGGCTCGGACTCATAATAACCAAGTAAATCATGACATTTAAACGTTTTTAATTTTTTAAGCAAAAAAGCTTTGTTTCCGCCTTCCAGAACAAAAGCTTCCCCTGCCAGAGCCCGATCTAAATCAAACGGTTCGGGTTTGTCTTGCCAAAGCGAGACAACACATGATAAGTCACGATTAGTCCACCACGACGACCAACTCCCCCCTTTGGTGCCAACAACCAGATAAGGATTATCTCGGTCGTTTTTGGTGTCGAACACCAGTTTACACTTATTTCCATTCCGCGTTACCCCATAAGCGCCGTTCAAAAACGCCTGTTTTTCTTGTTCATTCAACATTTTATTCTCCTTGGATTCGACTTTTAGCAACTTCGATAAGTAGCTTGTATTCGTTTTTAGTTTTTTCATCATGCACTTCCGCTGATTTTGCTAAAAACTCCTTAACCGTACCGGTAAAGCACCCGCGAGTTACAAGCAACTCATCCTTGCCATTAAATACCGTTAATGTTCCATTTTCTTAGCCTACGTTACTTGCCCAGAAAATCATTTTCCGCTCACTAATTACCGCGCAAGATTTAACAACTGCGTCGCCGTACACCCAAGCGTTGCCGGACTGATCTAAATTTCTTTCCTGACCAATGCTCGATATACTCATCGGTAAGTTCGTATTTCTTTTGCTCTTTCATTTTTCTACCTTAATCCAGTTAATAAAAAGCCACTTATTCAGCAGCTTTCATAGCTTCTAAAATTTCTTCCGGAGTTTCCGTCACTCGGTAATATGAATTAGCATCCCCGGAACAATGTAAACTTGTCATGCTGTCGTCTCTTGACATGCCTTCAATTAAATCCATGTTTATGAATATGACGCTGTTTATTGTTGATAACTTGATAAAGTTAGCCATTTTTAACCTCAATTTGTATTAAATGTGGAGCGTTTGCCTTGATGAAATCCACTAACTGCGTCGCTAATAGCAGCACGTCGTTTTCCATCTCCGGATAGCGGTAAAATGAAATCTGTGTAACGCTCTTGATGACGCACTTATCCGGTTCCGCTGCCGGGGTGTATTTTTGGAATAAGTTATAAGTAAACTTACTCATACCCAGCCAAGATAAGTAACACCGCCACTGCATTGAGTCGGTGTAATTTTCCGCGTCAATGTATGCAGTGAGCTTGTGATCAAAAACACAGTCGCTTTCCATTGCATCAACTACGCCAACGAATGTAACCAGTTCATCATTTATGCGTTTAGCGATTTCAAATTTGAATTCTTTTATTCGCGGGATGTGAATTTCGGTATCAATTTCGCTAAAATCGAATTTAAAGCCATCTTTCTCAACAAAAGCTAGTGTCATATTTTCATAATCTTCCAAGACCTTATGAAAGGCGGAACCGGCAAGCATAGCTTCATTTGGTATCACTTTCTTTTCGAGATAAGCAATCATTTCTTCAATAGTCGCTTCCTCGTTCTCAAGCCACCGCCGATAGGATTCAAGTTGTGTAGCAGATATGCGGATCATGATTCAATTTCCTCAAATTCTTTTGTTTCGGCGTTGAATTTAAATCCGCTTTTCCGCGCATAGTCCAATAGCAGTTTTTTGTGAAGGTTCGACATATTTGGATCGATTGCAGAATTAAACTGCTCGATTGTCATCAGCTCGCTAAATTTTGCGTGAATATCATCTAATTCCTTTTGCGACTGTACAGCTTCGGCGGATTGTTTGTTTAATCCGTCTTTTACCCTATTAATGACGCCATCAAGGAATTTGGGTTCGGCTTTGAAATTTGGTACCGGAATTGCGTCAAATTGCACTGGATTTTTACCGAACCCGGTAGAGCTTGGGTTAAAATCCAAAACTCTTTTGTTTGTGTCATCAAAGCGCAATCGCCCCATCAAATCCGCCACTTTGTAAATTTCCGTTTTTGAGCTACCTTGTATATCCAAGCGTTCTACGAATTCATCTTTTTGCTGCTGTTCTGTCATGTGAGACAATAGAACAACATCTTTACCAAAACTGCGCAATTGTGTTAGCCATGAACTGAATGCGTGTTTTAGTGCGCCGTAACCTTGTTGCGTTAACTCACCACCGCCGCGCGTTGTTCCTTTAACATTACGCCGAACAATATCTGCCGTTAAAATATCCAGCGCGCGCCCCACGGTGTCAACAATAATTGTGTCGTAAGTTGCTAAGTCGTCTTCGGTAATGTTTGTTACATCAGACCAACTATCAACCTGCACGGTATCTTTGCGGAATTGTGAGCGATAAGATCCGTGATCAAAGTCGAGTAGTAATGGTCTTGAAGCTGTAAATGCGGTTGAGGTTTTACCCGCTCCCGGGGGAGCGTATAAACAAACAATAATATTTTTAACCTCGATCGGTTGTGCTGATGAAATAATTTTCAGTGCCATATTGACTTCTCCTAATAAACTTTATTTTCTAACTGTTTTCTTGCCACAAACTCAATCGCATTATCGCGTAAGGTTTCTAACTTATCCCACGCGCCGGCGCCGATAGCTAACCATTGGAGGTTTAAATCATCGTCGCTAGTGGAGATTGCGTTGTTGATTGCGTCAATCAGCACTTCATCGCCGTTGCGGGCTTGTTCGTCGATTCGTGCTTTTTCGGCTTCAAGTTCGGCTTCGTAACGTTCGCCCGCTTCAATTTGTGTGTGATATTCCGCTTCCCGCCGATTTTCCCATGCTGTTTGTAATCCGTTCATAGCTACCCCTCAAATAATCCAAGCACCATTCCGGCACTAATTACGGTTTCTTTGTTTATCATCGACACTCCTAAAATATCAGCTTTGGGATAAGACGTTAAAAACGCTTCTACTAATTCGGAGAGTGCATTAAACGCATCCGTTTTCGTTTTTTGAATTCTCGTTCGCCGTTCCACAAGTTTTGTTTTGGTGTCGATAATTAAGCCTCTAAATCCGCCGTCATTTGCTAAAACTTCTAACATATACTTATTTGCCATTTCGTTTCTCCTGTAAAAGTTCGGTATGTTTCTCTAAATAAATTCGACTTTCGGTTGTTAAATTCGGCTGGGCGTCGCCATATTCGGCTATCCATTCGGCTTTGGCCTTAGCCTCCCATTCGGTGGAGATTTGCTGACTCATACCGTTATCGCAATAATCTGTTGTGTTATCTGCGTGAGCGGGTAGAGTGATTAATGCGACGGCGTATAACATCATCACGCCGGTGATAATTGCGATAAGTGCGGTTGTAATAATTTGTTTCATAGTATTTTCCTTTCTAGTTAAAAGCTGAATTTGAGGTGTAAAAATCCGCCGCAGGCTTAAAAAAGTGCGGTCGGATTTTTGAGTGTTTTAGATGGTGGTTTCGACCCTGCCGAAGATTTTTTCGTTAAAGCTGCGGATATGCTTCAGTACGCGCCAGTTTGTTTCTGGATCTGCTTCAATGTCGACGGTGATACGTTTCACGACTTCGTTGAAGCGGCGTAGTGTGTTGCGATATTCAACAGCATTATCTCTTGCTTCGACGGCGAATTTTGAACCGATGGCAGCAAGCGGGCTGTAAAGCTCGTGCAGCAGGTTGTTGTTGCGTCGGAATGCGAAGCACGCCCAAGCGACGGTTTGCAGTTCATATTCCGTTAGCGTGACGGTATATGTCTTCTCCGGTTGCGGCAGGGCAAGTTGTTTCGGCTGTTGGGCTTCGCGGTCTAAAATATCCAGCACCCAGCGGCGGAAGTCTTTGGCTACTTTGGTGTGGCTTAACATGCCGATGAGGTGTGCGCCGCGCAAGGAGAAGATGCGCACTTTTTGGATTCCGCCATTTGTCCGCATATCAATAAGTGCGGTCATTTGTGGGGTGAATTCGTCGGCGTGGCGGTCGTAGATATTTTTGACCGACTTAAAAGGATCTGAATAGCCTAATGCTTTTCCAATCTCTGTAACCGTTAGCCAAATTTGATTGTTTTGATGAATAGCCGAAAGAGTTGTGCTTTGAAAAGTTAATGTAGTCATTCTGACTGTCTCCGTGTTTAAGTTTTAAAACTTCATCACGAGTAACGCCAATTACTGGTGATGAACTGATCAAGGTTGGCGTACCGTAACACGGTGTAAACGGCGATCTTTCGATCCCTCAACCAGTTCATCATTGACTACTTTTGAAAGGGGGGTATCAAATTGATGTACCCCTTTAAAGGGTTTGATTTGCTGATTTTCGGCTATAAAAAAATCGCCATTTAGGCGACTATAATTTCTAACCGCCGTGTTATTCAGGACGCCAATCCCGACTTTCTGTTGAAAGTGGGGTTAGTTTACTGAATTGAGCGGTGGGTGTCAAATAAAAAATCCCACGTTGTAAAGTGGGATTTTGAAAATTTAGTGTTTTGCTGCTTGGTTAGCGAAGTATGCCCAACCTATCATTACAGCTGCAAATACTGCTAACCCGAATGTTAAGCCCATTATTGCACCTCCTCTTTCATTTTTCTGAATTTGCGACCTGCGAACAGACCACCATAAATCCCCAAGCAAAGCAGAATGCTGTTTAGCAATTTTATGAGGATTGGATCTTTGCCATAAAGAATAACAGGAATAGCCAAAATTGCAACTTTTGCCACATCTACCGAAAGTTTCGCCCAATCATCTAAGGTTTCTTTCTCAAAAGGGCGTTTAGCGATGTTCCACATTGGCTTACTCCGTTTATATTCAATCCTGTGGTTATCGTAGTGTGAAGTGGGGTGGTTGTCAATGCAATTAATTTTCGTCATTAATATGACGATTGGCATAGTTAGTTAGGGAGCTTGATAAAATTGCAGTAACAACAAATGTTCTGATTTGTTCGAGTTGTGCTTGATTCAAAAAGTGCCAACATACAGGGGAAAGCATATGATATAAGTAAAATATTCCACATAATACCACTGCTGAAACAACACCCCATAATCCAATTAAAGCAATAATGTTAACATGATTTTTAAAGGCTTGATCTCTTGTATGATTATTCCTTTTAGCCGTTCGTTTAAGCTCTTCATCAAGTTCATCAGGGTGATCAGATATTTCAGGACGACGATTTTTCGTAGTGTTTGAATCAAACGTTTCCACTCGACATTTCTCCATCTGAAATAACGGTGCCCAAACGATCCATTGCCCAAGCTCCATCTTTATCGTGTGTCATTTCTGAAAGTTGCCAGCCACTAAATGCACCGTAGGTTGCAATCACCTTATCTAAAAATAAATCGTCCGTTGTTTCAAGCTGATATGCCACATCCTCACCACGAAAATCTTTAGCAAATTGGCGAATAATGCCACCTCCATTACGAGCAAATTCGTAGTAAACGGATTGAATAACCGGCCCATATTGCCATCGAACAAATTCGTCATTAATTAAGCGGCAGCTGTGAACCCTTAAATACCAAGACTGCGCAAAAAACATCAATTTTTGCAGTTTCATTGGTGTGAGGGCGGGAATTTTCCCTTCTTGTGCTTTCTGAATGAAAGCATTTGCCACTTGCATTGCTGAATATGCCATAATGCCTCCTTAAATAAACACGTTTGACTATTGAAATACCTGTATAGTGGAATTATACAAGTAATGAAAGATATGTTTTATTTATACATTGTGCCATAAGTTTTCTTTTCAAGAAAGACTGTATGACTTAAAAAAGCCCCTCGCATGGAGGGGCAAAACCTAAGGAACCAAATATGAGTTGCATAAGTTTTAAGCCCTCATGCTCGGCTGAGAATCCCATCAAAAGTGCGGGTAGTCATCCCAATTAAGTAAGCTCACTTGAGCGTGTCCGCCGTGACTAAATCGGCGCGACCCTCTTAACAATCCCTGTTAAGACCGATAAAGATTAATATTAATTGCCGTGACCTCCGGAACCGATACAGTTTTGACCCGGTTATTCTAATTCCGTGACCGAGAATAGGAGTCTATAATACGGGCTAACAGCAAATTTCTTCCGATTATCAAAATCGCCATCTAACCAGATATAAATATCTATCCCATCGCTTTCGTTGTATAATTCCCATGCTATATGATTTTCTTGTGCTATATCAGATATTATACATTTTAGATCCTTATATTCTTCGCTTACCCAAGGTTCCCCGTCATCGGGATTTTTGGGCTCGTCATATTCTTTGTATCTGTATAAAACTTTACTCATTTTTAACCTCATTTGTTTTATGTTTGCCATTTCAAAGCGCACTCTGTCTTGCATTCGTGTTTCCGCATGCCTAGATTCACTCTCTGCCGAATGCGCTTTAAAGTGGCGGCCATGGCTGGATTCGAACCAACATCTACCCCAGATAAAGAGCCTTTATCTTAAGCTGGGGCTACTTTCCTTAAAGCTACATGGCCGTTACCGTCTCTCCGGTAGTCACGCACTTCTCGCGGCGTTGACGAGTATTAACCGATCCGTGGGCTTGTTTGCCGTTTCCCCGACCGAACTCATATCCCTAAAATGGATTGCTTAGAGATATAAACAGCGCTGCCCTTGATTCGCCAACCGCCTCTTTTCGGTTAAACACGCGACACAGTTTTCTGCTTGGGGGTTACTCGACTTAAATCAGCCGATAATTTATATCCCGCATGAGCCCAAATTGTCTAAAATTCAAAACAGGTTACTGATGAGTGCCTTTCTTTATGCTTGCAAGGCTCAAGCCCTCTTGTATGCGACTACAACGAGGAATATAATGCCCCTGCGACTACAATTTAATCAGAGGAACATCATGGAAGAGTACGCCAAGTTACTTAACACCATACTTACCAAGGTAGTTTTTAATCACATGACTATGTTCTTCGTTTTCTTGTTTGTTGGCTTTACGTTCATTCCGACCGAATTAACGTTGTATCTCAACGCCAAAACCCCAGCATTCTTTCCTGATTGGTTTACGCTTGCCAATTTCGGATCGTTAGTTTTCGGCTTTGTTGCAACTATGATTTGGATTCTTAGCAGTAATGCGATTAAATCGCTCATCAACAAAACCCGATGCTCAATTAAGGCAAATTCCGAGCAAGCAAAATTGCTTGAGTTATTACCTACTCTTTCCGGCACAGAAAAAGAAATTCTTGCCCTTTCCTGCTTAGGTGAACAAATTTGGCGAGACGATTTCAAAACCAAAATTGCCATTGAAAAACTGCTAGAGCTAAAGCTCATTTCCTATGGCTGGGTATCTAATCGATATGAAGTTAATCCGCTTATTCGTCCAAGTTTAATTTCTGAACTGGATAAGCTAGCCAATACCCATCAATAACCTGTTTCAAATTTTTAAAGAGCGACTCAAAGTGTTTTGCTTTGATGTGGCTCATTCTACTAAAAGTAGGATTAATTGCAACTAAAATTTGCATTAAAGTAGAATTATTTTCTATTAAAAGTAGTAAATATTTGATTCTTAACTGAATTTATTTTTGATTAATTGCTGAATTTGTGAGCTAGATCACAAAAAAAGAGTGAGGTAGGGGTGTTTTTTGAAGAGTGCGGTCGTTTTTTATGTGTTGTTTTGTGAATTTTGGGCAAAAGAAAACCGCCCGGAGGCGGTTTTTATTTAGGTGATGTGTCGAGGCAAAACAGTGATTTCGGCATCGAAGATTTGTTGATCAAAGAAAATATCTCGTTGCCAAATTAGAGCTTGCGAAAGCTGGCGAAAAACAAACCTCTCAGGCGCGATTTTTTGTAGCGCTACTTCAAACTTCTTGTAGGTTTTCTCTAAATTTTTCAAAGCATGTTCAGGCTTTTTCGCAATGCGTTTATTCCATATAATTTCTTGATGATACAGCCTGTTACGAAATCGCATTACCTGCTTCAATGTATTATACAACTCTTTAAAATTGCTAAATCTATGGTTAAAAATAGGTTTTAGCGCCTTTTGCCAATAAATAACGTGTTGATTCCTTTTTGAATCGTAGTCAAAGAGATTGACCCAAAAACCGAAAGTAATATGTGAAATAATGTCATTTTCATCATATTTTCTTTTACTACACTCGCAGATCGCTTTTTGTAACTGACGTTTAGATTCAACAGTTAAAGGGGCGTTGTTATCTTGTGCTAAATAATGGAAAAACTTATATAAATCATTATTTGGCGCAATGTTACGGAGTAATTCGCTGATTTCGTTTCGCAAAGCGACTTCTATTTCTTGTATTAAAGAGAAGTAGATCCCCGTTCGATGTTGTAATGCTGTATATACCGCAATCGCTTCTTTCTGTTTAGCTTTATCGTTTTGGTAGAAACAAAATAGATATGCGTTCAACCGACTTTCTGAAATACTTATAATTTGTTTAGAAAGCATATTTTTTCTTTACTCAAATTTTATTTAGTGTAACAATACTCGCACTGGCAACGGACCCGAAGCCCCGGACATAGGAGCCGGATCGCTTTGTAAAGTGTGAGAATCGCTTGTTTGCGGTTCGGAAAAGGTAGGTTAAAACCTACCTTTTTCTTTATCTACACTGTTCTTCTAACCATTTTTTAAAGGTTTCTTTTGTCCAACGCGCTTTCCCTAGGATGTATAAATCAGGTTTTGGGAATGTGGTTTTCTCTTCTAACTCTTGATTTATTAATTCAATATGCGGATCAAATAAAACATTTGCTGCGTGCACTACACCTCCCAATCCATGTGAGTTTACATAATGGTGTGGCAGATTAACCAGTTTCTCAAATTCATTCGGTGTAATTCCTAATCTTTTAATAATATCATTCGCTGATAGCAAATCTGCGGTTCCTCGCATAATGCCATTAATTACTTTATCCCTTGGGGACGATGCTAATTGCGCTTCTACAATGGATTGCTTTACATCTTCAAATTTTTTTACCATCTCAATATCCTTAGTTGTTTATATTACTCGTTGGTAGATCAACAATATCCAGTGTTGGTTTTAAAGCAGCACCGAATACCAAAATACTTTGCCCAATACCGAAATATCTTGTAAGTCAGCGATTTCGTCGGGGTGTTCTTCACTGTTATAGCTGCGGATTTTTACTTGTTCGTTTGGCATATTGTAGAGTAGTTTAATGCGCAATAACCCGCCGTGATTGATGGCATAGACTTTCCCGTCGCGGATCGCTTTATTTCCCATATCAATGCCTACAGTCGTTCCGTCAGGAATTACAGGCTCCATTGAGTTTCCATCAGCGATTACACAGACTGCATTTTCGTACTGCACCCCTTGTTTTCTAAGGGTTGCTTTGGAGAAACGCAGTTTGAAATTGTTATAGTCGGCAATGTCATCAGCAAATCCGTTCCCGGCAGCAAGGCGAATATCTTGATAAAACGGTACGGCGTATTCATCGCTATTTAGTGGCGTGTTGCGATCCCACAAGTCAAAGGCACCTACCTCTCTCACATTTGATTTTATGCTTTCTGTTGATTGCCCTTGTTTTTCGGTTTCTTCACTCGCCCCATACTTTAAGTAAGCGGGACTGACGCCGAAATATACCGCCATTGCCTCTATCTTCGCATCTCTCGGCGTGGCAGTTCCTAATGTATATCTCCTAGCCATTTCATAAGTCACGCCCAAAGCGTCCTGTAAATCACGAATACTCTTGTTTTGTTGCGTCATAAGTTCGGCAAGTCTGCTCGCAAGTGTCGTCATATAAACTCCCATTTCTACTATAGGTAGAAGATACATAAATAAAATAGTTGATTCAATTCTATTTTTAGTAGTAGAATTATGCTACTTTAAATATATATGAGTGGTTAAAATGCTACCAATCGAAAAAGCTTACAAAATCGTGGGTGGAATTTCGGCTATGGCTCGTCATTTCAATCTTACGCCTTGGGCGGTTTCCAAGTGGCGCGAAAGAGTTCCGGCGGAACGCTGCGCAAAGATTGAAGAATTGACACAAGGCAAAGTCAAGAAATCTGAATTGCGCCCTGATTTATGGAATTAATTTACCAACAGGCGAACGCAATGGCACGCAATAAACTCACCAGATCCGCAAAACCACTTTCGGATCGGGTTATGAACAAATACTGGAAACAGAAACAATGCGAGATTGCGGACGAGATGGAATGTTCGCCGTCCACGTTGAGCCGTTTTGTCAGCAATGAAGACGCTAATCAGGCGTTTAATTTTATTGCGGCAAATGGGTTTGATGTTTTCGATGTGAATTCTCACGTAGCAATTGAGAAATCAGAGTTGGAACTGCTTTTATTGGCGGCAAAAGGCTTTGACGACCGGTTGCGCGAGAAATATTTGGGCAAATAAAAACCACGGCTGCAACCGTGGCTAATTAATAAAGTGTTAAACGAGGTGATTATGGCAAATCTAATTCAGATTAGCAACAGCAAAATCAACAATTCCGAAGTTAAAACGGTAAACGCGAGAGAATTGCATTCATTCTTGGAAGTCTCAACGAGATTTTCAGACTGGATTCAAAGACGAATCTCAGAATATGAATTCGTTGAAAATCAAGACTTTGTAGTTTTACTCAAAAATGAGAAAAACCCTGTAGGGGGGCGACCATCAAGAGAAATCCATATATCCATTGATATGGCAAAAGAATTATCAATGGTTGAGCGCAACGAAAAAGGAAAACAAGCCAGACAATATTTTATTGAAATGGAAAAGGTGGCGAAATCTACCGATCCAATGCAACTCTTAAATGACCCTGTTTATTTGCGTGGTGCGCTTGCTACTTACTCCGAAAGGGTAATTGAGCTAACGCCAAAAGCGGAAGCATTTGACCGCTTAGCAACAGCGACCGAAGGCGCAATGAATCTCACCAATGCGGCAAAACACTTACAAATGCAACCAAGAGCATTTAACCAGTTTTTATTTGCTCACGGATGGATTTATAAGCGCACCGTTGGATCTGCTTGGATTGCTTACCAAGATAAATTACAGCGCGGTTATTTAGAGCATAAAGCGCACCCTGTCACACAACCTGACGGGACGGAAAGAATTTACCCGCAAGTATTAGTAACGGCGAAGGGTCTTGCGAAATTATCAACAATGTTAAACAAGGCGGTGGCGTGATGAGTAACTTATTTGACCCCGAATATGTAAAAACGCTTAGCGAATTAGAGCGGTGGGAAAAATACGAGGAAGTAAAACGTAATTTGAGAAACTCAAATGCCGCCGTTGAAGAATATGACCGCGTGACCGATCAAGCGATTAAGGAATTGGAACTATGAAGCCATCAGAACTATTGAGAAACACAGGAAGATCTATTGCTTACCGCCCTAATCTTGCCCGTTTATTTGGTGGCGTCGTAGCAGAGATTTTATTTGAGCAAATCTTTTATTGGCAAGACAAAGCCGATCCTGTTCTTGGTGTTTATAAAACTCAAGAAGATCTTGAATTTGAAACAGGATTGTCCCGCAAAGAGCAAGAAACCGCACGTAAATTATTACGTGAAAAAGGCGTTTTAATTGAAACTCACAAACGTTTAGAGCATAGACTTTATTACAAGATCGATCTCGATGCTTTAGATGCTTTATTAGCCACTTTAGGGAATGAGACAAAAGAACATTCCCGAATGCCCGAAAGTGACATTCGGGAAGAACCGAAAGTCGCATTCGTTAATACACTAGATTACAACACTAGATTACATACAAATAATAACCCCTTACCCCTTAACGGGGAATCGGCTAACGCCGACGACACGGCTGAACAATCCCTTGGAGAAAATAAAAAAATCTCCAAATCACCAAATATTGATTATTCGGCAATAGCGCAGGTTTACAACGACTGTGTAAATTCCACCGGCGTGAATCTTCCGCGAGTTGCCGACCCGAATAATGTGAGCGACAAGCGCAAGCGTGCGATTAAAAAACTTTCGGGTGTGTTGTTGAAACGCTTTGGTGACGGCTCCGCTGACGCTTTCCGCGATTACTTTGCAGATTTTATTGCAACGGCAGGCGCGTTTTATTTCGGGGAAAACAACCGCCAGTGGCGTGCTGATTTTGAATATTTGTTGCGTATTGAAACGCTAGATAAAACCTTGGAGCGCGCGCTATGAGAAATCAAAACCCGATTGCCAACGTTGAATATAACTTGATTGGTTGTTTTTGGTTGGCGGATTAAGCCCTGATGCGCGAAACGTGATGACATGGCTTGAGCCTGAAATGTTTGCTACCTCAAATCTTGGCTCAATCTACCGCAATATCCGCAAGCATGCTCGCAAAGATAACATGATCGATATGGTCGTGCTTAACAGTGATTTCGGAGAGGATTTTGCGATGATGGCGGAAATCGCAAACAAAACCTACTCCGTTGCGAATCTTACGGGGTACGCTCAAAAAGTCCGTAATGCTTGGATTAACCGCGCAGCACAAAAAAATATGCTTGAGCTTGCCGCCAAGTTACAAACCGCCCGCGATGAGCAGGTAGAGGGGATCACCGAACAAGCCTTAGCGGAAATTCAAAAATTACTTGTAACAAAAACCGAAGTAAAACCTGTGCTAATGGCTGATCTGGTTGATAGTTACGCTGATGTTTTAGAAAAACGCACGGCTAAAGATTTTAGTAATCGCTTGTTATACACGGGAATCCAAGCTGTAGATGACATTTTAGGGGGGATCGATAGCACGGATATTGTCGTAGTCGCAGGGCGCCCGGGAACAGGTAAAACAGAATTTAGCTTAACCGTCGCACGCAATATCGCAGCAAAGAACGGATCGGTATTATTTTTCAGCCTTGAAATGGGAAATATGCAGTTACTAGACCGCATTTTGAGCGCGCAAGGCGGCGTTAGTGTTAAAAAACTCCGCAATCCTCATGAGTTGGACGAGTTGGATTACAACAGATTAGCAACCGCACTTGGCGAGATTAAAAAACATGAGATTTATTTTGTTGATCGTGGCGGATTGAGCGCTGAAGAAATCAAGGCAATTACCGAAAATCACATTAACGCGGTTGGCGCACCGTCCGCAATCGTGATTGATTATCTTGGGTTAATGAATCACAACGAAACAGGAAGCTCAAACAAGGCTCAAGCCATCGGTAACAGCATGAGTGCGTTAAAAGCGTTCGCCAAGAATTTTAATATACCGATTATCTTGCTTTGCCAATTAAACCGCGAAGCGGACGGAAAAAGTGGCGGGCGTCCGATTAACTCACAATTACGCGAATCAGGCTCAATTGAGCAAGACGCAAGCCAAATCATCATGCTTTATCGTGAGAGCAACCACAATCAAAATTCAAACAACCCTTACACCGAAGCAATTATCACCAAGAACCGTTTCGGCGCACAAGGAACAGCATACCTTGAGTTTAGACAAGGTCATTTTATTGATTGCGATCAGGCTAAAGCCAATGAATTTATAACAAGCGCAAGCGCGCCGGCACAAACAAGAACTTACAAAACCTACGGAAAAGGAGCGGTGCAATGACAAATTTTGACAAAAACACATGGCAAACGCCGAAGTATGTTTTTAACGCTATGGATCGCAAATATAGATTTGATCTAGACGCTTGCGCGAATGCTGATAACGCATTATGCCAGCGATTTGTCACCTCGTTAGACGATATTACAAAAACCGAAACGCAAAGTGCGGTTAAATTCAGTTCCCGCGTATGGATGAATCCGCCATACTCAAACCCTATGCCTTTTGTGAAAGCGGCGATTGAATTAATGCGCGAACGTGATTGCACCGTAGTTATGTTGCTTCCGGCAGATAAATCTACCAAGTGGTACAGATTGGCACTAACGGCAGCCACAGAGGTTATCGATGTTATCGGAGGAAGAATTAATTTTACTCACCCCATTACGGGCGAGGAAGTTAAAGGAAACAACAAAGGCTCAATGTTTGTGATTTTCGATCCAAATAATCAAAGCCAGATTCAGGGCGCCGTGGAGCTTGAATTTTTAAAGGTGCGTGGTGGCTACTATTTGGAGCAAGTGAAAAATGAGCGATAAACAGCAGTTTTTCTTGCGCGGCGAACAAGTGCGGTCAAATTGCATTGAGTTTATCCGCACTTTACCAACGGACGACAAAAAGCCGTTGGTTATCAAAATCCAACCAATGACACGCAATCTTGAACAAAATGCGAAGCTCCATGCGATGTTAAGCGATATAAGCAAGAACGCCACATGGAACGGTGAAAAACTAGATATTTATGCTTGGAAAAATTTATTAGTTAGCGCGCACTCTATAGCCACAGGCGAACCTTTAAAAATTGTGAGAGGCATTGAAGGGGAACTAGTAAATATTAGAGAGCGCACGTCAAAAATGAGCAGTAAAAGATTATCTAGTTTAATTGATTATATATTGGCATTTTGCGCAGGAAGTGGCATTGAAATTAAGGATTTAACATGAATATCAAAGCGAATGAGTTAAGAAAAATAATTAGGTATGACCTTGATACTGGGGATATGTATTGGTTGCCAAGGGATAGATCATATTTTAACAGTGATAGATACATGAAATCTTGGAATATTAGATTTGCAGGCAAGAAGATAAGCTCCGTCAATAATACCGGTTATGTGAGATTGTTAATCAATAATAAAAGAGTGTTGGCTCATCGCATGGCATGGGTCTATGTTTACGGGGAAGAACCTGACGGAATAATCGATCACATAAATGGAGTAAAAACTGATAACCGTATTAGCAACCTCAGAATAGTGGATAACGTTAAGAACGGTCAGAACCGCGGACTATTAGGCAATGGTAAATACAGTAAATATATCGGAGTAAGCAAAAATAAAAGAACTGGTAATTTTATTGCATCTATACGCATAAAGTCGAAGACCCTGCATATAGGGACATTTAAAACAGAAAATGAAGCAAGGATTGCTTACATGGCTGAGAAAAAACTAATGCACCACGGGTATAGAGATTATAACAACTTTACCAATGAAGAAAAAATTTATTTAGAAAATAAAGCTAACAGAAACAAGTATCTAACAAAGGAAAATAATTGTCGTGGCGTTACTAAAATAATAAAAACAGGAAAGTGGAGGGTTGTTGTGAATAAAGGTAATAAACGCCACCACATCGGCGTTTATGCCGATTTTCTTGATGCCGTTGCGGCTAGATTTTCGGCTGGGAAATTGTTTGAAATTTAACGATAGATGGGGATTTTACGGGAGATGAAATTTTTACCCATTTTTATTTTAATTGTTGTGAGCTGTTTTTGTATTGCAAACGTTACTGATGGTGCAACTGGTGTATTTTCCTTGGTTTTATGCTTTGTCAGTTTTATTTTTGGCGTGAATATCCATGCGGATATTGTCCGTGACAAAGCTAAAAATGGTGAGTTACTTCAAATAGGCAAGAAATATTACGCAATTAAATACGCTAAAGACAAGGTGGAGTGATGAACAAAGAAAAATTTAATCGCACTAAGCCGGTTGTAAACGTCGGAACAATCGGACAGGCTGAACACGGTAAAACGATGCTTACAGCGGCAGTAACGGCGGCATTAGCAAAATCACTAGCAAAAGAGCGTGACGACTGGCGCAAATGGAGACAATCTGGTGGCAGAAACAAAGAAGTGATTAATGGGATACGTAATGGCTAAAGTGGACTACCGGAAAGAGGCAAAGGGGCGTGATTGCCAAGTCAGAATTCCGGGCATTTGCAATCACAACCCGGAAACAACGGTGTTGGCACATTACAGAATGGCAGGGCTAAACGGGGTCGGCATGAAACCTGATGATATTTTTGGTGCATGGTGCTGCAGTAGCTGTCATGACGCTTGCGATCGCCGTACGCGCAAAATGGATGCTGAATTTGTGCGATTAGCTCACGCGGAAGGGGTTATGCGTACTCAGGCAATTTTGCGCAAGGAGGGTAAGCTATGAGCGATTGGTTGGAAATATGTTTACCGTACCCGCCGAGCGTGAATCATTACTGGAAGCATACAAGACAAGGTAAGCACTACATTTCAAAGGCGGGCCGTGAATTTAAACGCGTTGCGACGGAAGTTTGCCGACAATTCGATCCGTTTCAAAGTGCGGTCGAAATCAAAATAGAAATTTACTTCCCGGATAATCGTCCGCGCGACCTAGACAACCTACCCAAAGGAATTTTTGATAGTTTAGTAGGCGCAGGATTAATCAAAGACGATAACCGTAAAATCATTCGCAAATATTCGATTGAGGAAAAAGGCGTAGTGCGTAATGGCAAGTCAATCATTAAAATTAGAGGTTGTAATGCTTAAATTTAGCGAGTTAGAACTAACAGACAAGCAAGAAGAATTTGTCGATGAGTGGATGTATAAGTGGGGGGCATGGATTCGCTCTGGGAGGATTGATAAACCTGCGCTAAATATTATTGCTAAATTAATGCAAAGTGCGGTAGCAGCAGAACCCAGCGAGCCAATGTGCGACGATGAGGCGGGGATTATGATAAGCCAAGTGGTCGAGCAATTTTTGGTAAAAAACGACCGCACTTTACACTTTGTTATTTTTCTTATTACGTGAATAAGCGTACAGTAAATTTCATTGCAAATAAATTACGCGAAAACTGCAGTGCTATTTCAATGCAGCCGTGCGCAGGTAAGTCTAATATTAGAGTGCCAAGTCTGAAAACAGTTAAGCGCGACGTAGAGAAGGATTTAATGTTAGCAAAAGCCATAATCCATGAACTGCTTGTAACTGGCTTCGTATTGTTGCGAACTGGTAGGGATAAGGTAGAAAATATCAAAATAACCTATTGACAAACCTTGTCACCTTGTCCTATTATTCCAATATATGGTGGTCGTCGTGTAATTGATGTTCACCGAGTGAATTTTATAGCCCTGATCGTAAGCGGTCGGGGTTTTTTATTGGGCAAAATATATGCAACAGAACGGGCAGCTGAACGGCACAATAGATGTTGTTACATCGGTTATCGCTTTTCTGTTTTCCGGTTTGGGCGGCATCGTTAAGTGCATTACAACAGCAGAGGCGGAAGGAGATAAAGTTAGAATCGCTACGGTGGCATCAAGTTTTTTTATTGGAGCATTTAGCGGCATGGTAGTCGCTTTTTTTTGATGTCGCAAAAGATTGATACTTTAATGATTATTTCTATTGCCGGTGCCTTTGGTTATTTCGGGGTGCCCGCTCTATGGGGGTTGTTGAGAGTGTTTTTCCGTCAGATTGGCGGAACTGTAGATGATTTGAAGTCTGGCTATCAGTTAAAAAACATAGAAAAACAAGAATTAGCAGATGAAAAGGAAGAAGATGTAACGGAATATGACGAACTACCTCCAAAACGGAAAACATCAAGGAGAAAGCCAAAATGAGCCAAGCGCAAGCACTTAGAATAAGCTCAATACTTGATAATGTATTTACATTTTTACTACTTATCGGGTGCTTAGGGCTTTTTGTACAAATCTACAAGCAAAACGATAATTTATCGGCATTGCAAAACAAATACGATCAGATGGTTGTATTGGCGGACCAGCGAATGAAACGCATTGACGCGTTACAAGCTAATTTGTCTGACCGTAACGACAAAATCGAGTTACTAATGCAAGCTCAAGAGGAAGAGCGCAAAGCAAACGGGGAGAGAATAGATGCTATCAGAAAAATCATTAAGGAAAACCGTTGCGTACGCAATAGCGGTATTAGTGGCGACGTCATTAACCGCTTGCTCAAATCTGAATAGCAACAAGCAACGAATTAAGATTGTGCGTGTATCAATCCCAGATGAATTATTAAGACCATGCCCCAAACCAGCATTTAGGGGAGATAGTGCATCAGATATTGCGGTCTACGCAGTTAAAGTGACAGACCAGCTCAAAATATGCAACCAACGCATTAATCAGATTAAATCTTTTGTCCGGCAAAATGATTCCGAATCACTACTTAAAGATGGTCACAGTGGCGAACAGGGCGGAGGTCGCGAGACAGAAAGTATTGGTGTTGGTGTTGATGGCTAGCTAAAAAATGTAATTTTTCACACGGAAAGTGAAATTAACCTAAAATAAACGCAATTTTGAGGTCAAAAATGTTTATCACACAAGCTAAATTTAAACTTGTTTTTCCGCAAGCGGTTAAAGGTATTTATCCGACAATTGCGGCCTACGCCGAAGAGTATGGGCTAGATACAAAGCAAAAAGAGGCAATGTTTTTAGCGCAATGTGGTCATGAAACGGTAGGCTTTACCCGTTTTACCGAAAACCTTAACTATTCGGCTGACGGATTGTTAAGAGTATTCCCGAAATACTTCAACAAGCATACCGCACAGCAATACGCCCGCAAGCCTGAAGCAATCGCTAATCGCGTTTACGCAAACCGAATGAACAATGGCGATGAAGCAAGCGGAGACGGCTGGAAGTATCGCGGGCGCGGAATAATCCAAGTGACCGGAAAGAAGAACTACCAGGCTTTCGAGTCTTGGGTTGGGGAAAGAGTTACTCCGGAATCATTATCCAGTGACATGGATTTATGCGTATTAGCAGGGTTTTGGTACTGGTCTGTAAACGGTTTGGACAAAATCTCCGATATTGTCGCCGTAACTAAACTTATTAACGGTGGGACTAACGGATTAAGTGACCGTAAAGCGCTATACGCAAACTTATTGGGGTGATTATGCTTTTTATCAGCAGATACATCACGGCGTCATTAGGCGTCATTATTTTGGGCTTGGGTGCGTGGTCGTGGAGCCAATCAAACACCATTACTAACTTAAAAGCGGAGAATCAGGCGCAGGCCCAAACCATTAAAAACCAGGAAGAAGCTAACAAGGCTTTAAACATTGCATTGCAGCAAGAGCGTCAAGCGGTCATTGAGCAGCAACAAAAAACCAAGAAATCGAAAGGGCGGCAAGTGAAAATGCGGAAACCGTTAAAACAATCATTAAAACTCAACCTTGTTATCGCACTAAGCTGCCTCAGTCTGCTCTTGAGCGCTTGTACAAGTAAAGTTACAACCAAGGTGGAATATATCTATCCGCCTCAGGCTTATACCGCACCATGCGCTAAGACGCCGTTTACCGGCGAGACTTACGGCGACGCAGTATTACAGCTTGTTAAAGTCACAGCGGAGCGCGATAAGTGTGCGGCACAGGTTGACAATATTAATAAGTGGATAATCGAAAGTAAAAAGAGGGAATAAACGATGAAAACCGAAAAAATCGAAATGGCAAATAACAAAACCCACGGTGAGAAATTAGTAGGTATTGATTTCAACGTTGGCAATCGTGGCGATGTCCATGATTGTAAACAGCGTTTCGCAGAAGCTATTAATCAATTGGAAACGCACAGAGCCGAAGCTTTTGAACAGGGCACGCTAACGGCAGATAAAGAAATGCTATTAGATGAAGCTCAAAAGCGAATCATCGACGCACAAATGTGGTCCGTCAAGGCGATTACTTGGGGATTGTAAATTTAATCAAACAATAAAGGCGGTCAATAACGATCTCCTTTGTTGCATATATGCTACATATTTTAAATCTAATTCCAATGTTGGTATCAAAAAATCTCGGGATTATATCTAAACTATGTAATGTATATATAACAAATCAACTAAAAAGGATTAACCATGAGCAAAAAAGACGAGGTTAAATCCACCTCTGGGCGTGGTGAATCTAAATTAAGAGACAAGCAAAAGCGATTCATTCAAGAATACCTCATTGACTTAAACGCAACCCAAGCTGCTATTCGAGCTGGTTATAGCCAGAAAACAGCATATTCAATCGGGCAAGAAAACTTGAATAAACCTGAAATTCAAAGGGGGATTGCAGAAGCTCAAAACAAACGGTCGGAGCGCACGCAAATTAAGCAAGATGATGTTATTCGAATGTTGCTTGAAAACATAGAAATCGCCTCCGGTAAAAAAGCCGTGATCAAGACCGAAATCAGAAAATCGGAAGACGGTGAGCTTGTGGGCGATGATATAGCGCAATTCGTTTATGAGTCATCTAGCGTGAACAGATCTTTGGAGTTGCTTGGTAAGCATTTGGGCATGTTTAGCGAAAAAGTAGAAGTGTCTGGCGATTTGCATATTGAACAACGAACCGAATTAAATCTATCGGGGTTGGATATTAATGAACTTGAGCAGCTTGAAAAATTACTCGAAAAAGGAAATTCTGAACAAGATTCGGATTGAAAAAGCGAAGAAATCATTAATGCACTTCACCACGCAGACCAAGCCTGATTTTATTACCGGTTGGTTTAACATTGTGATTGCGCAAGAGCTCCAACAATTTTATCAGGACGTCATTGACGGCAAGCAGCCCCGATTAATGATATATGCGCCGCCAAGAAGTGGGAAAAGTGAGTTATTTAGTCGCCGTTTTCCTGCTTGGGCATTTGGTAACAATCCTGACCTGCAAATAATCGCTTGTTCCTATTCTGCTGATTTAGCAAGTCGCATGAATCGCGACGTACAACGAATTATTGATGACCCTATTTATCACAGCATTTTTCCCGATACGGCGTTAAATACCAAAAACATTGCCACTGACAGTGGCAAACCGCTTCGCAATAGTGAAATTTTTGAAATTGTCGGGCATGGGGGTGCGTATCGTTCCGCCGGTGTGGGCGGTGGTATTACCGGCATGGGGGCGGATATTGGAATTATTGATGACCCGGTAAAGGACGCAAAAGAAGCAAATTCTCAAACAGTACGTGACAGCATTTGGGACTGGTACACAACTACGCTTTACACGCGTTTATCGCCTAAAAGCGGTGTTTTGTTAGGAATGACGCGTTGGCATGAAGATGACCTGGCTGGGCGGCTGATTAAAGAAGCTGAAAATGGTGGCGACCAGTGGAGAATTGTTAAATTCCCCTCGATTGCGGAAGAAGACGAAGAATTTCGTAAAGAGGGCGAGCCGTTACACCCGGAACGATTTGATTTAGAGCGACTAAATAAAATACGTCAAGCGGTTGGTTCTCAAGCATGGAACGCGCTTTATCAGCAACGCCCATTAAACAAAGGGGGCGGTATTATCAAGGGTTCTTGGTTTGGTCGATACAAAGTTACACCGATTATCAAAGTCAAAGCAATCTACGCTGATACAGCACAAAAAACAAAGCAGCATAATGACTATTCCGTTTTCATCGTTGCCGGCAAGGGTGCCGATGGGAAAGCTTATATTCTCGATCTTATTCGTGGTAAATGGGAGGCGCCGGAGCTTGAGCAAACATTAAAAGACGTTTGGGGAAAACATAAAGCTAAAAAAGAAACTGGCATTCTTACCCGCGCGAATGTAGAGGATAAAGCCAGCGGTACAAGCTTGATTCAAACTATACGCCGCAATAATCAAATTCCGATAACGCCAATTCAGGTTGATGCTGACAAATATACGCGCGTGCTTGGTGTTCAAGGCTACATTGAAAGCGGTTATGTCATGCTGCCTGAAAGCGCGCCTTGGATAGCTGATTTTATTAGTGAATGTGAAGCCTTCACCGCAACAGATAGCCACGCTCATGATGACCAAGTGGACGCTTTAGTTATGGCGATCTCGGATATTTTAGGTAAACCAAAATCACTACTGGATTTATAACATGAAATTTTTTGACGGCATTAAATCGCTTGCACTGAAACTCGGAAGTAAGCAAGAGCAGACGTATTATTCGCATAGCTTGAGTTTGACTGACGATCTGGTGCAATTAGAAGCCCTTTGGCGTGATAACTGGATTGCTAATAAAGTTTGCATTAAGCGCCCGGAAGACATGGTGCGTAACTGGCGCGAGATTTATTCAAACGACTTAAATTCAAAACAGTTAGATTCATTCACAAAATTTGAGCGCTCACTCAAATTGCGCGAAACACTTACTAAAGCGCTGCAATGGTCAAGCCTTTACGGTTCCGTTGGTGTGTTGGTTGTAACTGATTCCGCTAATATTGGGGCACCACTGCAACCAACGGAACACCTCAAGAGGCTGATTATTCTGCCGAAGTGGAAAATCATCCCGACCGGCACTAAAGACGATGATGTGCTTTCGCCTAATTTCGGACGATACAGTGAATATTCAATCCTTGGCGGCAGCCAATCAATCACCGTCCATCACTCCAGATTAATTATCCTTAACGCCAATGACGCGCCGTTATCGGATAACGATATTTGGGGCGTGTCCGACCTGGAAAAAATTATCGATGTACTGAAGCGGTTTGATAGCGCTTCAGTGAACGTGGGCGATCTGATTTTTGAAAGCAAAATTGACATATTCAAAATTGCGGGGCTGTCGGACAAAATCGCCGCCGGCATGGAAAACGAAGTCGCAAGTGTCATTTCTGCGGTGCAAGAGATTAAATCTGCGACGAATAGCCTGTTACTTGACGCCGAAAACGAGTACGACCGGAAAGAACTGACTTTTACTGGCTTAAAAGACCTGCTCACCGAATTTCGTAATGCGGTAGCGGGTGCAGCGGATATGCCGGTAACGATTTTATTCGGTCAGTCCGTTTCAGGGTTGGCAAGCGGCGACGAAGATATTCAAAACTACCACGAAGCCATTCGTCGCTTACAGGAAACTCGATTACGTCCAATCTTTGAGATTATCGACCCGATGATTTGTAATGAGCTGTTCGGTGGGCTTCCTGCCGATTGGTGGTTTGAGTTCGTGCCGTTAACTACAGTGAAACAGGAACAGCAAATCAATATGCTAAACACATTCGCCACTGCCGCGAATACGTTGATTCAAAACGGCGTGCTTAACGAATATCAAATAGCCAACGAACTGCGCGAAAGTGGCTTGTTTGCTAATATCTCCGCCGAACACATCGAGGAACTGAAAAATGCTGATGAATTTGCCGGAAATTTTGAAGAGCCAGAAAACACGGAAGGCGCGCAAGTTCAGACTAGTGAAGACCAGTAAACGAACCGAACTTTGGTATAGACAACAGCTTAAACAATTCGTCAAAACCATGACGGAAGACATAGAAAGAGCTTTGCAGCAACCGCAAGGCTCTTTTTTTATGGACGACGCCGAGGGATTTAAGGCGATTAGTGCGAAATCCTTGTTGGCATATTTGGAAAAGTACGAAAAAACCGACCGCACTTCACAGGCTGAAAATATCGCACAGGGCTTTGTTAGTCGTGGCGACGCACAAAACCAAGCTGAATTATCAACCAACATAAAAAATCAAACAGGTGTGGATTTAGCGGGGTATTTGCGTAATAGCCCAAACATCACCGAAAAAGTCAATGCGATGACAACGGCAAATGTGCAGTTGATTAAATCTATCCGTTCACAGTATTTAGATAAAGTTCAAAATGCAGTTACCCAAGCGGTGGTAAATGGGGCGCTAAATAAAGACTTAGTGCAACAGATTAAAGATATCGGTAAGACAACCGAAAAACGAGCGATATTTATTGCTCGAGACCAATCTTCAAAACTTAATGCGACACTAACGCAAGCGCGACATGAAGATGTGGGCGTTACAAAATACATGTGGTCAACGTCGGGTGATGAGCGCGTGCGCGATAGTCATGCCGAAAAGGACGGGCAAATCTTTGAATATGCAAACCCTCCCGCAGATACCGGACACCCTGGGCATGATTTCAACTGCCGGTGTGTCCAAATTGCAGTGTTTGATGATGTTGTTAGTCAGATGCCGAAAGGGGAGCGTGATCCGGTTAAAGAAACTGAGCAAGAAACCGCAAAAGAATTGCCAATAGCAGAAACAACGGTAGAGTTGATTGATAAGCTAAAAGGCATTAACGTTGAGCATAATCCAGTTCAATTATTAAAAGAAAATCTTTCATTTGAAAAGATTATTGATAAATTGGCAGGTGGTGATATGACTGGCGGATCTTGCGTTTCTCTTGCTTTGTCGTACATTGGAAATAGATCTGGTCTTGATGTGACGGATTATCGCGGCGGAGATAGTTGTAAGTTCTTTAGTTATGTAAGTAATATACGAAAACTATTTTCAGCTAGCGGTATTGCAACTAAGACTTTTGAGGTGTATAAAGAATCTAAAGAAATAGCTGGAATTTTAAATGCCAAACTGGAGTTAAACAAGGAATATTATTTAAGCGCAGGCAGACACGCAGCTATTGTTAGACGAGTTGACGCAGGGCTTGAATACCTTGAGATGCAATCTTCAGTTAAGAATGGCTGGATGCCGTTTGATAAGTATGGGTCAATAATTAAAACCTTACAGAAAAGATTTGGATGTCGATTGAGACCAGACAAATACGGCTTTTCAAGTAAAGTGTTGTTGGCTGATGTTGATAGCTTTAAATCAAGAAAATCAGACCTTAAACAAATTCTGGGCTATTTAAACACAGCGAAAGATAAACAGAAAAAAGGTTCGTTTGGTGGTGAAAAATGATTTCATGGTACAAACACGAAGATACAGATAAAGTCTGGTGGAAAGATGACGGCGAAAGCGTCGGTGGCATGGTATTTTCGTTTGATAAGAAAGTAGAATTTAACTTTTGGCAGGATTATCCACATAAACTCACGACTGAACAAAAAGCAATTTTTGATAAAGAAAATGCAGTTTTAGTTCGAGAGCTTAAAGGATAACTAAGGATTTGAGTAGATAACCCGATCAGAAATGGTCGGGTTTTTTATTGGGGTAAATCAATGAAATTCACAGATAAAACAGCGCAGCCAAAAACGCAGCGTACCATCACCAAGGACGGTTTCTTAGTTGTGCCTGCAACCATTTCCAAGGTTGGCGTGTTTGACTATCTGGCAACCGAACTCGGCTTGGAAGAAGAAGGCATTAAGAAAGTCGCCCGAACGGAGAAATCTTTGTTTGGTGACGAAACCATTAAGAGTTTTGAAAATGCCACGCTGACTATCGGACACCCGGAAGACGGCGTAAATGCCAAAAACTGGAAACAACTTTCAGTTGGTGTGGTGCGCAATGTGAATCGCGTTGGTGATGAATTGACAGCGGAAGCGTGGATTTATGACGAAAACGCGATTAAAACTGTGCAGGAAAAAGGTGTTGAGCAATTGTCTTGCGGCTATGACTGCGATATTAAGCCGTCAACCGTACAAGATGCAGATTTTGAGATGTCGCCGATGATCGGCAACCACGTAGCGATTGTGGCAAAGGGTCGTTGCGGTGGAGGTGTAAAACTTGCCGATGAGGATAAAACCATTATGGGTAAAACCGCAAAATTCCTCGATGCGTTTTTAGGTGCGTTCGGTATTAAGTTATCGGACGAGCAAAAAAACAAATCGAAGATGAAGATGAAGAAAAAAAAGGCAAGGATGGTGAAGGCAAACCGGAAGGGGAGAAAAAGCCGACTGAGCCTAAAAACGATGAATCCGATCCGAAAAAAGAAAAGGAAGACAACGTGGACAAAGAAGAATACGAAAAAAAATTAGCGGCAAAAGACGCTGAAATTCAACAGTTGAAAGACGCGCAGGCGAAGCAAGAAGCGGACGCAAAAAAAGCTGCCGTATTAGCCGACGCTCAAACCGTTTTCAAAGATGTGAAGTTCGCTGATAACGCAAACGTTCGTGAAATTCAAGAAAGTGCGGTAGTGGCCCAAGGCATTTTCACGAAAGACGAAGCTGCTAAGTTATCCGATGCGGAGATTTCCGGCGCATATCAAACTGCAAAAGCGGTTGTGGCGAAATTGGCTGATGAACGCAAATCACTTGGTAGTATTTTGCTTGGTGACGCTGCGCCAAATAAAGCTGCGCCAACGATTGACTTCAATAAAAATTACAACAGTTAAGGAGGGTGACTAAATGAGTTACGCTTATGAACAAGCGCCTGCGCGTGCGGGTGAGTTAGGTAAGGGCAACCTTGCCAGTGCAAAAACAAGTGCCGAAATGGTTTCTGGTGGCGCATTAAAAGCGGGTTTATTCGTCGCATTAAATGCTTCTGGTGGCGTAAAAGCCTTAGCAGCAAAAAATGACGTGATCGCCGGTGTAGTATTAGCAAGCAGAATCCAAGACGAATGGAATGAAGGTGAGTTGGTAGATGTCATGCATATTGCGCCTGCCGACGCAATTTGGGTGATTGTGGCAGAGGGTGAAACCGTTGCTCGCGGCGACAAGGTTTATGCTATAGCTGTAGAAAACGGCAATAAAAAATCAGGCACAATCCAAGGCAAAGCGGACGCAACCAACGCGATCGCAACTGATTACAACGTAATTGATGTTAAAGGTCAATTAGCGTTAATTACCAAACTTTAAGGAGTGATCAATGTCATTATTGGCTTATGTAAAAAATGGCTTAACCGCCGTAAGTAAGGATATTGCAGAAACGAAATATCCTGAAATCGTCTTCCCGCAATTTGTTTATGTAGATCAGCAAACTGCGGTAGGCATTACCGAAAAACTGCATTATGGCGCCGATGAACACGGTTCCCTTGACGATGGTTTGATTACCGTAGGCACAAGCACCCTTGATCAAGTGGAAGTAGGCTTTACGCCGACCCGCTCTTACATTGTACCGTGGGCGAAATCCGTAACATGGACTAAACCTGAGCTTGAGCAAGGTAAATTATTGGGCTTAGCGCTGAACACCGCAAAAATCATGGCATTAAATAAAAATGCACAACAAACTTTGCAAAAAGTCGCGTTCTTGGGCCATGCCAAAGATTCCCGTTTAACCGGTTTGTTGAACAACAAGTCTGTGGGAGTGTATGCAATCAAAGGTGCCGCACAAAACACCAAAGTTCAGGCGATGGACTTTGATAAAGCCGTGGCTTTCTTCAAAGAAATTTTCCTTAAAGGCATGGAGAAAACCAAACGCATTGAAGCGCCGAACACTTTCGCCATTGATAGCCTTGATTTGGCTCACTTGGCACTGGTGCAACGTGCAAACACCGACACTACCGCGTTAGAGTTTTTAACTAAACATCTTTCTGCAGCAGCCGGTCGTCAAGTTGCGATTAAAGCGCTACCATCCAATTACGGTACTCGCGTAACAGACGGGAAAACTCGCGCGATGGTTTACGTGAACAGCAAAGAGCACGTTATCTTTGACGTGCCGATGTCGCCAACTGTATTAGACGCACAGCCTAAGGGCTTGTTAGCCTTTGAATCAGGTTTGCGTATGGCATTTGGTGGCGTAACATTCATGGAGCCTGATTCAGCGCTTTATGTGGACTACTAAGGGGTGAGTTATGCCATTAACCGAAGATTTTTATTACGCTATCCTGAATTTGGAAAGACCGATGCAAAACGTATCGGTCTTTTTCTTTCTGACGCACAGGCGGAAGTAAGCAAAGTTCGGTGGGGTAAATTGTACGATCGCGGTGTAATGGCATTAACCGCGCATTTGCTCAAACTTAGTGCGGACGCAGAAATTAGCGGAGGTGCCGCAAGCCGTAATCTCGCAAGCGAAAGTGCGGGCGAATTATCGGTTAGTTATGCGGCACCAATTTCCGCAAATGGTTCTGATGATTTTTATCAGCTTACGGCGTATGGGCAAGAGTATTTGCGCTTGCGTAGATTGGTTGGTGTAGGGGTTATGGTGGCTTAAATGGCGGTAACTGTAACGGCTAATTTCAGCGCGGCGAAACAACTGATTGAGCAGATGAAGTCGCTAAAAGAAAAGGCGGTTTATGTGGGGTTCCCCGCAGAGTTTGATGAGAAGGTAAAAGGGAGTGAAAACTTTAATCTCGCTTCCTTGGCGGCGGTGTTGGAGTTCGGCAACGAACATATTCCTTCCCGCCCTTTTCTGCGCCAGACGCTTGAGGAAAATCAGGGAAAATATACCGCACTTTTTATCCAATGGTTCGATCAGGGTGTACCTGCTGCGCAAATCTATGAGCGATTAGCCGTTATGGTGCAAGGTGATGTGCAGATGAATATCGTCAAGGGTGATTGGGTGGCAAACGCAAAATCAACCATTAGACGTAAGAAGTCAAGCAAGCCTTTAATCGACACCGGGGAAATGCGTCAATCAGTAAAAGGTATTGTCAAATGAGCCTAATTAATCAATCTGGGCGCTTTTTAAATAGCCGATTTCGTCAGCTAATCACCGTTAAAAAGCAATCTGGATCGCATTCTGCAGGCGGATTTAATGCGCGGTATGACACACAGCAAATCACCGCGATTGTAATCCCGACATCGCCCAATGATGTGATGTTGTTGCCTGAAGGTGAGCGCTATTTGCCGTCTATTAAGGTTTACACACAACAGCAACTTAATATTGGTGACCTGGTGGAATATCGGGGGCAAACCTACAAGATTAAGACCGCAGCAAACTGGGGAGATTATGGATACTACAACAATATCGGGGTTCGACATAGTCAGACTGCGAAAGTTGATTCAACAGGCTTTACAGTTACCTGATGGTGTGGTGATTGGCGGGTGGTTACCTGAAAATCCGTTAAGTGCATTTATTACCGTAGATGTACTGATGAGCAGTGAAACGGGTATCGCAAGACGTGACTTTGACGGCAAGCGGGAGCGGATCACTATGTCAATGCAAAGCACGGTAAGTTTTTCCTGCTTTGGCACAAATGCAATGGCGCAGTGTTACAAGATGAAAGCCATCTTGCAAAGTTCCGTGATATTGCAAGCCTTAAAAGCAATGAATGTCGGCATTGTGAGTTTCTCCGATGTGCGCAACCTCACAGCAACCATCGGCGCGGATTATGAGGAGCGCGGGCAATTTGACGCGGTGTTTAGTCATCATCATATCGTCGATACGCCGCTTGTTCCGATTAAGCGCGTAGAGCAACGAACAAATCATTTAACTCAACAAATAGGAGAATAGCCTTATGGCATTATCTATTTCGCAGATTGTCAATGTGCAGTTAAACACTGTGCCGAAATCTGCTGCACGTAAATCATTCGGCATTGTCGCGTTGTTTACGCCGGAAGCGGGGCAGGCATTCGCCGACGAAAAAACGCGTTATGTGTATGTCGAAAATCAACGTGATGTCGAACAATTATTCGGCACCAATTCAGAAACAGCAAAAGCGGCGCAACCGTTCTTTGCACAAAGCCCGCGGGCGAAACAATTAATCATCGCGCGTTGGCAAAAAGCGGCATCAACCATCGATGCAACAAAAAACACTTTGAGCGGCGCGACATTATCAGACGATTTGGATCGTTTTAAATCCGTTGTTAATGGTCGTTTCTCGCTGACTATCGGCGGCGAAGTGAAAAAGGTTGATGGGTTGTCTTTTGCACGCCTTGCTGATTTTAATGCAGTGGCCACAAAAATTCAGGAAAAATTGACCGCACTTTCTGTTGCCGTGTCGATTGCTTATGACGAAACCGGCAATCGCTTTATTGTAAGCGCAAATGTAGCCGGCGAAGATAAAACAACCGAAATTCATTACGCCATTGATGAAGGCGGAGACGGTGAATATATCGGCGCATTGCTTAAGTTGGAAAACGGACAAGCAAGCCGTAAAGTTGGGAAGAATTCCGTATCCTTGAAAAAAGAAACCTTGGGCGAAGCGTTGTTTAACGTGGCGGAAGTAAATAACACCTGGTACGGTTTCACCGTGGCGGCACAATTAACCGATAGTGAAGTGGAAGCAGCGGCGAAATACGCCCAAGCCAACACAAAACTATTTGGGACAAATGTGATCCGCACCGAACAAATCGAATGGTCTGCCGATAACATTTACAAGAAATTGTATGATGCGGGCTTAGATCACACCTTAGCGATGTTTGATAAAAACGATATGTACCCGGTATCTTCGGCTTTAGCCCGTTTATTATCAACCAACTTTGCCGCAAACAATTCAACCTTGACGCTCAAATTCAAGCAGCAGCCGACCATCACGGCGGACGAAATCACCGCGACAGAATTTGCCAAAGCTAAGCGCCTTGGAATCAACGTTTATACCTATTTTGATGATGTGGCGATGATTGCTGAAGGTACGGTTATTGGCGGTAAATTTGCTGATGAAATAGTGATCTTAGATTGGTTTGTTGACGCGGTGCAAAAAGAAGTATTCGCCCGCCTTTACAAATCACCGACTAAAATCCCATTGACCGATAAGGGGCAGGCGATTTTAATTGCGGCGGTTGAAAAGGTTTGTCTTGAAGGTATCAACAACGGCGCATTCGCACCGGGTAAATGGACAGGGGCAGGTTTTGGTAATTTATCTACCGGTGATTACTTAGACAAAGGGTTTTATGTCTGGGCGGCGCCAATGGATACGTTATCTGACAGCGACCGACAAGCCCGTCGCGCAACACCGATTCAAACGGCGGTGAAATTAGCCGGCGCAATCCATTCAAGCGATGTGATTGTAAACTATAACCGATAACTCCAAAGCCAGGACTATTCCTGGCTTTATTTTTAATAAGGAAAAACCATGGCAGTTTTCGATCAAAAACAAGTTGTCGTGTTATTAGACGGCAAAGAAATTAGCGACTGGGCAGACGGAGCAGATGTTATTAACGCCACAAATCAGGTTGACGCTGGACAAATGGTTATTGGCGCAAATGGTACGGGTGTTTTTATCGCCAATCCAGACCAGTCAGGCAAACTGATGTTGAAAATCAAACAACACTCTGAAGATAACGCTTATCTATCCAAGTTGTTTAATCAGCAAAAACAAGCATTAGGACCTTTTTGCCTATTACGCTCGCTATCCGTGACTTAATCAACGATGACGTGGTAACGGCAACCAAAGGCTATTTCACTACGCCCGCGCCTTATATGCGCGGTAACGGGCATAATGCGACCACATGGACCATTGTGTTCGAAAAAATGACGATGAATCTTGAAAAAGGTGTTCAATAATGGAACAAAGCAAACAATTTACGCTTGAAGACATCACCTATAACATGACACCGGCAAATGCGACGGCGTCATGGGCCGCATTAAAAAATGCGCTGAAATTGGTGCAACACGTTGACTTATCAAATATCGGCAAGGAAAAAGGCAATGTCGGCGCTAATATGTTGACGGCAATTCTTGCCAATTTAGGCGATCCAAGCATTAAAGCCTTGGAAGATATTGTCTTGAAACATACATCCTGCGAGCAGAACGGCAAACAATACCGCTTATCGGAACGTTTCGATGCGCATTTCAACGAACATCGCGGGCATTTATTACCTGTGCTGAAAGAAGGGTTAGTTTATCAATTCGCCGATTTTTTTATCGGTGGGGCGGATTGCTGAGTTCTATGCTTGCAAATCTGAATCAAACACAGTAAGCCGGTGTGATTCAAAGGTTGATTGGTTTATTTTTACACCTATTGTTAAGCGCTTCTGTACGCTGCATGAATTAAGGTCGGTATATTCTTTAGCCGACCTTTTGTCTTTTCATGAAGTGATTGTGGAGCTAAACCAAATGGAACAATCCAATGCTACTCAATGAACTACTTATTAAAATCGGCTTCGATGCTGACAGTCAAGCTATGCAGCAATTTGAACAATTGCTTAATACGCTTGAGCAAGGGGCGAATGGTGCTGCAGAACAACTAGGTGATTTTGCAAAAGCAATTGAAGATGTTGCAAAAGAAGCCGTTGAGCAAGCAAAGGAAATGCCTGAATTCTCCGAGTTTTTTAAATCACTAGACGATTTACAGGAGAAGACCAAGGATTTATCGCAAGATGAAGCACTTGACGCATGGGTTCAGAAAATCCTTGAAAGTGACGAGCTGTTATCTGGTTTTGGGGAGGATTTCACCACCAATGCACAAGAGCTTGAACAAGGATTGATCGCTCTTGGGTTGAGTTCGGAGAATGTCGAAAAGGTTATCGCAAAACTCAAAGATGCTATCGAGCAAAAAGAGAAAGCCACTAACCACGATACCGAAAGCACCGAGAAGAACACCGAAGCACAAAACGACAATGCGGAAAGTGCGGGCAATTTAGCCGATAAAATGATTGCCCTATGGGCGACCAAATACGGCGCTGATGGGCTGATTCAAAAATTCGAACTGCTCGGCATCAGTATAAGCAAAACCACGTTGAAATTTGCGGCGTTTGGTGCGGCGTTTTATGCGGCAACCATTGGCGTAAAAAACTTTGTCGATAATAACCTTGATGCGCTCGATAAAATTAAACAGCTTTCGGCGGTAACGGGTGAAGCGGCAGACCAGATTTACAAACTTGGTAAAGTTGCCGAAGTTAACGGATCGTCTTCACAGGCAGCCCAGGCGTCAATTGAAGGGTTGTCACGCACTATCGGTGAAGCGGCGGCGGGAATTGGTCGTGGTGCCAAGTCTTTTGAGCAGTATGGATTAAGCGCGAAAAAAGCCAACGGAGATGTGAAAACGTCGAGTGAAATACTTGGCGAAATCTCTGACAAGATGAAAAAAATGGGCGAGCAGGAGCAGATTGCTATGCTTGCCAAGCTTGGCATTGATGGTTCAATGATTCAGCTTTTACGCCTTGGTAATGATGAGCTTCGCGAACAAATCGAACTCGCTGACAAGTTAACGCTTGGTGTGGGCAATGCGGAAAACGCGAAAACGGCGGCGGCATTTAAAGACAATATGACGCAGCTCACGCAAGTTTTTACAGCAATGGGGGAATACCTGTCGTTACGCATTGCGCCGGCGATTTCTCGCATTATTGAGCGCTTTACAAAATGGTTTTCAGAAAACAATGATTTGATTAAAGCCATTTTGAACGGCTTCGGCAGGGTGTTTTCATTCTTGTTTGAGTTAGCTGGAGCAATTGATAATGTGGTGTCAAATACCATCGGCTGGCGTACTGTGATTTATACCCTGGGCGCGGCGTTGCTTTGGTTAAGTCGTCGCATGATTTTAGCGTTTGCGACCAATCCTATTACGCTTGTTTTGGCAGCGATTTCAGCCGTCTTTTTGTTGGTTGATGATTTTATTGGATATTTAGAGGGTAATGAAACAGCCTTGGGTGAGTTTTGGAAACCTTTTAAATCCGCGCTTTTGTGGGTAAAAACCACATGGCAAAACTTTATCGATAATTTCACTGTAGATCCTATTGGTTCAACACTATCACTGGTTACCAATATGATTGAGCTGCCTTTTAAGCTCGGCTTGGCATTAGTGGTTGGTTTGTGGAATTTATTCACTGGTCAACAGTTAGATCTTGATGTGATTGAAAAGGGCTTCGCTAAAGTCACCGATTGGATTAAAAAACCGTTCCAGTCAGCCTTCGATTGGGTGAAGGGTTATTACGATGAATACATTGGTCCGATTATTGATACGGTGAAAGATTGGTTTGGTTCTAGCGGAACTGGCAAAGTGAGTGAGAACACAAAAGCCTATGATGCAATGATGTTTGACCCGAATTACTATGCGACAGCCCCGCAAGTGGCAGCCGCCGGATTGGGGCAGGGGACATCAAACGCGGATAACAGTATCAAAAACAGTAATAACAAGATCACCATCACACAAAACATTCAAGGCGCGGACAATCCTAAGATCGTTGCGGATCAGTCTGCTCGTGCAATTAGTAATCAACTTTCGCCTATTGTGGGGTAATCAATGTTTAATTTTGCACAGGTCTCTAACCGGTCAATTGGAACGATTAAATTTGATGTAGTGACAATCGAAGATCATCAATCTGATCTCTCCATTACCGAAAATCCTATTGAGTCAGGTGCCGCGATTGCCGATCATGCAGTCATTCAACCTAAACAGGTGACAATCAATGGTATTATGGTCGATCAAGATCATGGTGCTTTTGGTTTGAATGCAGGTTATATCGGTAATATCAGAGGGGGAATAGACTTCTTAAATAATTTACCATTGCCTCGCAAAGTGGTTACGCAGACCGTACAGACTATTGCAAAAGTAGCGCGTATTGTGACTATGGCTGCTAGTCCAGGTCTTAATGCTACAGGTCAAGCACGAAAACTTGCTCCTTGGTTACCTGATTTTTCTGTGATGCATTTATTAGGTAACTCATTAGGTGATAGTCGGGTGCAGAAGTGCTATGCGGATTTAGTCGCTTGTCAGAAATCGGGCGAAACCATCCAGATTCAGACCGGCATCCACTTGTACAAAGATATGCTGATCCAATCTGTGGCGGTTTCGCAGGCGCAAGATGGTAGCGCCACATTCACGATCACCGCGCGAGAAATCTTTGTTGTGAACACCGCAACAACGAAAAGCGGGAAGACTACGACGGCAGGCAATAAGAAAAGTGGTCGGGCGGGTTCGCAATCCGCCGCAAAAACGCAACAAGGCAATACACAGCCGATAGCAAAAGAGCCGAAAAAAACGACCGCACTTTATAACTTAGGTGGAAATATAGCAGGTAAGATTAAGCGTGGTTTAGGAGTGTCGCAATGAAACAAATTCCCGTAACCCAATTCCCCCACCAAGAACAAACGTTCGAATTTAACGGAACCAAGATTCGCCTCACGCTTCGATTTAACAGTGTGGGGCGTTTTTGGGCGATGGATGTATTTGAGCCGGTGAATCAAAAACAAATTTGCACAGGTCAAGCGCTTGCTTGCGGCGTTCCGTTACTTGTCCGCAGTACGCAGCCTTATTTTTTCTTCCTTGAAGATGACAGCGGTGCAGAGTTAGATCCGATGGAAATATCGGATTTAGGCACTCGTTGTTTTTTGTATATAGGTGAAAAGTCATCGTAAAAACGACCGCACTTTAGAATAAAACAAACCCCGATAGCTGGTAACTATCGGGGTTTTTCATTCCAACTTTCCCAATAAAGAAGGAACAAATTTTGAGTAAGTATAGCAAAACTAAGTTAAAAATACACTTAAAAGAGGGGTTAGAAATGGAAACAAATGCAAGTCCTATTATGCGCGGTGCAATCGCTTTTTCTATTGTTATTGTTCCCCTTGGATTGTTTGCTTTATGTATCACACCGTTAGCTAATGTTTTGATTGAAGTTATAAAATAAATTTAAGGGGAATGCATGAAGCAATTCGGGCGACGATGGAAACTTGACATAAGCAACGATCAGGAAACGTTGAGCATCGAACAATTGCGGGTGGCATTTGAAATTGATAAGACTATCAACGAGAAGCCAAACCCGGCAAAAATCCAAGTCTGGAATTTAAATCGAGATCACCTCAATCAACTTTTAAGTGGTGCGTTTCAAAAAGCTACTTTATCGGTTGGTTATGGCGAATTGCGCCAGATTTATTCCGGTGATATTACAAAAGCACGCGTATTACGTCAGGGCTTGGATTTCGTGTTAACGCTCGAATGTGCGGACGGGCATCAAGCCTATACGAAATCTCGGGCAACAACGACGCTTAAAGCCGGTGCAACAGATGAGCAAATTGTTCAAGAATTACAGAAAACCATGCCAAAAGTGCAGACGGGCGCAATAGACATTCCGAATCAGCGTAAACTTCCTCGCGGGCGTGTATTAAACGGCAACAGCCGGGATATTCTAACCAAGATCGCACGTAACAATGGGGCGAATTGGTCTATTCAGGACGGTTCTTTGGTTTTTTTGCCGAAAGACAAGGTGTTGAGTGATGACGCCGTTTTGTTATCGCAGGAAACGGGCATGATTAACGCACCGGAGCAAACCGATGATGGGCTTGAATTAACCTGTTTGCTTAATCCTGCATTGCAAATAGGTGGGTTAGTCCAGGTGGAATCAATCTTAGAGTATTTCAACGGCGAATATAAAATCGTGAAGCTGGCGCACAGTGGAGATGGTATTGGCGGAGATTGGCAAAGCAAACTCACCGTGATTGGCGGCAAGTTCAAAAAAGTGGAAAAACCGAAGAAAGACGGTAAAAAGGATAAAAAATGAATTATGACCAATCCTTAGCAACCCCAGAAACGGCGACAGATCAGCAAATCCAGCAAGATCGGCTGAACTTACACACCGCTTTACCGGCTAAAGTGGTCAGCTTCGATCCTGCAAAACAGACGGTTACGCTTACGGTGCAAATTAAAATGCAACTTGCAGACGGAAGCGGCGCTGACATTCCTCCGTTGGTTGATGTGCCAGTAAGTTTCCCGCGCGGAGGGGGCTTTGCTGTGACATTTCCGTTACAGGCAGGAGATGAAGGCATTGCCATTTTTTCTGAACGTTGTATTGATGGCTGGTGGCATAGTGGCGGTGCGTCGTTGCCGTTGGATTTTCGATTGCATGATTTATCTGACGCTATGTTTATTCCTGGCGTTTGCTCGGTACCCAAAGCGATTAATGGATTTTTTACCGGCGGCTTATCCATGCAAACCCTTGACGGTGGCACGTATATTCGCATTGTGAACGGTTCAATCAAGATCAAAGGCAATATTGAACACGAGGGTAACACAAAACAAAAAGGCGAGCTGCATTCGACGGGCGCAATTAGTAGCGATACCGACGTAAAAGCGGCGGGTATTTCCGGCAAGTCACATACTCACCGGGGCGACAGCGGCGGAACAACAGGAACACCACAATGACAACAAGAGTAAGACGGCTGGATAAAAATCACGATTGGACGTTTGGGCAAGGTTTTTCGAACTACGCCACCGAATCTGAAGCTATCGCGCAGAATGTACAAACCCGCCTTTGGTCGTTTGCCAATGACTGGTTTCTAGATTTAGAACATGGCTTGCCATGGCTTGAGCAAATGGGGCGCGGTGTGAATCTGGCGGATTGGGAAATTAAAATAAAGCGGCATGTACTGGGAACGGAAGGAGTGTCAAAAATTACCGATTATCAGGCGGATTTTGAACCCGATTCGCGCAAGCTGACAATCTCAATTGACTATCAAGACATTTACGGGCAACAACAGACCGCACGCTATACAGCTTAAAGTGCGGTGTTTTTTATGGGGAAATTATAATGGCGAAGCTGATTCAAACCGGCATCCAGATTGAGCGATTAAGCGACATTATTACGCGCTTTGAAGAAGGCTTTCTGCAAATTTACGGACAAAATATTGACCTTTCGCCCGATACACCGGACGGACAGATGGTTGGCCTATTGTCGCAAATTAAGATGGATATTGAAGAACTGGCGGAGAATGTCTATCGCCAATTAGATCCGGAAGTAGCAACCGGCGCATGGCTTGAACAACGCGTAGCTTATGCCGGTTTAATGCGACGCGCGGCAAGTTACAGCTATTTGCGCTCGGTAGTTTTAACTGGCGAACCCTTAACACAGCTTTATGCCGGTATTGTCGTTTCAGACCCTCATAAAGTGCGGTGGGTTTTGAATGCAAATGTGCAGTTAGACAGTAACGGTTCCGCACGTGCGGATTTTCGCAGTGAAGAACTGGGGGCATTTAATCTTGCCAAAAACACAAATTTGACGATTGAGACTGTGACTCTTGGGCTTAACGCGGCCACAACGCTTGAAAATGCGGAAATCGGCGTGGAAGAAGAAACCGATCAGCAATTACGAGAACGTTTTTTCATTAGTCGAACCAAAAATGCGCAAAATTCGGCGGACGCTATCCAATCAAAAATCGCCGCCTTGCCTGATGTTAAACAGGTAAAAGTGTTAGAGAACAACACTAAGCAACGGGACAAAAACGGCGTTGAGCCACATTCTTTAAACGTTATTGTTGATGGTGGCGCAGATAATCAGATCGCGCAAGTGATTTACGAAAACAAGGGCGCCGGCGTAGGGTTGCAAGGTGGCACAGAAACGACTTTGACCATAAATAATGAGCGTCGCACATTACGCTTTGATCGCGTTGTCCCGGTTGATGTCCAGGTGTCTATGCGCTGTGTGCGGTATGAAGATTTTACCCAAGTGGATAAAGACGAAATTAAGCGACTATTATCTATCCAGAAGTTTGACATCGGGCAGAATTTATCGTTATCGCGTCTTTACTCGCCAATTAACCAGGTGGGCGGATTCTGGGTGAAAGAATTGAAAATCGGACGCAAGGGGCAGGCTTTGAAAGCGGAAAATGTGATTATTCAACCGCGTGAACTGGCTCGTATTTTAGCGTCAGATATTACTATCGAGGTGGAATAATGGCTTATGCTGATTTATTGATTTGGCAATATCGCAACAAGCCGAAAGCCGTTGCCACTATCAAGCTGATAGAAAGCATTATCGCCCAGGGCTTTGTTGACTTGTATCAGTTGCAAGACGTGTTAAATATTGAAACGGCAACAGGTCATCAGTTAGATCTTGTCGGAAAGCACGTTGGACAAGGAAGAATTATTAACGGGTATCAAATGCGGAAGTTTTTCGGCTTCCGAGGGTCTACGCAAGCACTAGGGTTTAGCAAGTTAAGAAGTGGGGGAGGGCAATGGTATCGCAGACGCGACCCGCTGGCTGATTCGGTGCGATTATCCGATGAGGATTATCGATTTCTGATCAAATGCCGAATTTTGAAAAATTACCAGACCGGCACGCTACCAAATATGATTGAGGCATGCCGGTTTATTTTTGGGGACGGTTGCCGTGTCATCGATAACTATGACATGACAGTATCATTATCAGTATCAAACCAAAACATATCCGATTTCAAAAAATTTGCAATCAATCATCTTGATATTTTGCCGCGCCAGGCTGGCGTGCAATATATTTTCAAATTAGTGTAAGAGGTCATTTATGGCATTAGTCAACAAACCGGACGAAAGCATTTTTGCGTCATCTGCAAAACAGGGCGAAGTGGATAATTTCCCCGATTTATTGCGCGGTTGGGGGATTACTTTCGATCAAACACAAGGCATTCCGCCTATGGAGTGGTTTAACTTTTTATTCAAACGGCTGGACGAAAAGCACGCCTATTTAATGCAGCGCGGATTGCCGGAGTGGTCGGCTACACAAGACTACAATAAAGGTTCTTGCGTACAGTTTGACGGCTTAAGCTATCGCGCACTGAAAGCAAACCAAAACAACCAACCAAATGAAGCTAATTCGCAATATTGGGCACGTTGGGGCTTTACGCTAACTGAAATTGCCCGTGCGACATTAACCCAATACGGCTTAACTCAACTTTATACCGGTTACGACAGTCAGCGCGAGGATTTAGCATTAACGCCTAAAACCGCATTTTTGCTAAAGCAGCTTATTGATTCCAATACAAGAGCTGTAGGTGATGTTATTCCGAACAGCAAAAAATCTGATGAAGTGAATAGTAACTCGTCTGATACTGTAGCGACATCAAAAGCGGTTAAAACGGCTTATGACAAAGGCGTTGAAGCGAAAACCGCAGCAGATAATGCACAACATACGGCAAACTCTGCTGAAAATATCGCAAATAATGCTAATGATAACGCAAACGGGCGTGTGTCAAAACGAGGCGACACAATGACAGGCACGCTTACTGTGCCACATATCATCGTAAACGACCCAACAAATAACGATAACAGTGTACAGATTGGTGATGATACGAAATTTATTGATGTGGATATTGCCGATACCGTTGGCTTACAAAGTTTGATAGATCACAATAAAGTCTATATTGCCTATGGTAATAGTAAAAAGCGATTTGGGTTTGATGGCTCAAAATTTTGGGCTGAAGGTAAACTCCACACTGATAATGGATATAGCACGGTATCTCTAGGACAAGGCAGTTTTGCTGAGCAATGGAGCAATCAAACGGCACCGTATGTTGTCGATAACGGCAACGCTAACGGGGTAAATACCTACTATCCACTAATAAAGAGTATTACGAAAAATGGTGATGGTTGGGGTTTTGCCTTTAGTCTAGGTGTTGAAACACCCCCTGGGCGCAATCAGTTTGGAAAAGGCAGCCTCCAACTCGTATTTGATAACGGAGAATCAAAAGTTTGGCATTTTCAAAATGATGGTAGTTTGCTTGCTGGTGATTTTATAACATCAACCGGCAGATCATTAAATAGTACAATCTACAAAGAAGGCAACCCACACGATATTGCACTGTCATGGTTAACAGATGGATTAAAAGTCCGCGTTGATACAACAGATTTGGGAAGAGTGGTATTTCGACATGATTTCCAATATCAAAAAATCGGCAATTTTGAAATCCGCAGGTATCCAGACGGGACCATGATTCAAAGCTACATTATCTATCAGTACGACTTAAAAGATTTCAATGATGAAAAATCATTTAACTGGGCCCAGGCATTTATCGACACGCCAATTGTCATCCCATTTATTACGACAGAAGTTAATGATGCGCATGATTGCGGTGTAAACATTTTGACTAAATCGAATCATGCTACAGTATTTTATCGCGAATATGAACATGGTAGTCCTAACCAGGGAAATGTACGTATACAATTTTACGCAATCGGGAGATGGAAATAATGACAATGTACTACAAAGACGGTTTCTATAACGATGAAAATGGTGGCTATGTGCCACAAGGTGCAGTAGAAATCACCGAACAAACCTACCGCACTTTACTTGATGGTCAAGCCACAGGCAAACAAATTATTGCTGATAACACAGGCAACCCAATTTTAGTTGACCCACAGCCAAGTCATTTGCATGAATTCAAAAACGGCAAGTGGATAATTTCAGAGAAAAATAAGACCGCACTTTTGCTGGAACAGCGTAAAACAATTTGCGCCAAAATCAATCAACTGCGTGATGAAAAAACTGCGGGCGGGGTGTATGTGGAAAGTATCGGTAAGTGGTTCGATTCGGATGACAAAGCGCGCGCGAACGTCATTGAGCTGAAAGCAGCGTTTGATGTGTTGGGTGATGAAACGGTGCCGTGGACGACGTATGAAAATGATGTTGTCATGATGGACCACGAAAAAATGAAAGCGTTATTCAAAGAATTGAAAGATTCCAAGCTGCACAATCATCAAGTTGCAACAAAGCACAAATTAGCATTGGAGCAGTCAGCGGAGCCATTAAACTATAATTATTCAACCGGGTGGAGCAAAACCTATGCAGATAAAGAAAATTAAAATTTGGGGCTACCATGTGGTCGTGGCAATCGATCAGTTATTTAATGCGCTAATCGGCGGAGCGGCAGACGAAACATTGTCAAGCCGCACTTACCGCCGCGCAATCCTCGCGGAAAAGCCTAAAAAGCGCTGGTGCGTTTGGTATCGCGTCATAAATGCCGTGTTTTTCGACAAAAATCACTGCAAAAAGGCGTACGAAAGCGAAATTAATCGCCGACAATACACTCAGGACTTTCAATAGCAAAAAAACGGCGGGTAATGTCGTGAAGTGTCATTTTATTTTCCTCGTTTTATGAGGTTTGCATGTGTGTTGATGTGTGCCATATTTGTGCCATTGATAAACGGCTAACTGCTGCGATTGGCTTCCTATGGCTACGATTAATTTATAAGCAAGAGGTGTAAAGCATTGTTTTGCAATGATTTATGTATAAGATTTCAAATATGGCATTCAAGAGGTCGTCGGTTCGATCCCGATTATCTCCACCAAATTCCAAAATCCTATCAATAAAAATTGATAGGATTTTTCGTTTTAACCGAAAGCTGATTAGACAAGCATGTAAATTCAATAAAAGAGATTGTTTTTATTTCCCGGGCGTGTTCTAATGCGCTCCACGCTAGACAATCACTTCAGTAAGTTAGTTATTTCGGTTCTTCCTCATTCAAGTTTTAAATTTGCGCTTTGAAGATTCTATTTATCCATCTCTGTTTAAGTCAAATCGCTAGCGGTTCATGCTTTTGCAAGCATATAATTTCATTACTTTAAGAAGGAAGACAACATGTCTAAATTAAACGGCACCGTAAAATGGTTTAACTCCACAAAAGGCTTTGGTTTTATCGCTCCGGCAAACGGTTCAAAAGATGTATTCGTACATTTCTCCGGTATCGTCGGTAACAATTTCCGTACTTTAAACGAAGGCGATCGTGTGGCGTATAACGTACAGGATTCCCAACGCGGACCGACAGCAATTGAAGTTGAAGTGGTTTAA